AATTATCATAGTATTCTGTAATGATCCTAAACAATAAAACTAATTCTTGTCGCTCTAATTTTTTAATTGGTAATTGATCCATAATCAAACATTCTCCCAATCAATTTGTTTTTGTTGTGGCTGCTGCCCTAATCGCTGCTTTTTTAAATGCTCGGCTTTAGCTTTTATAGTTAGCTTGTCCCATTGCTTGCGTAAAGCTGACGGACTTAAAATATTGGTTTTCCAAAATTCGTCCTTTTGGCTCCAATTAATCAACCAATTAATGTGCTCGGTTGGTCTTTTGTCCAATGTTCTTAATTTGCGAATGTCCTCGGCCCATTTATCGAAATTAGGTGTTTTAACATTTTCGTTATTTTCCTGCATTTTAGAAAACAATAATTTTGCGCTCTCCATGTCGCAAATTTCAAATTTGGGACTAGTAGGTTTTTTATTATTATTTTCATTCTTAACATTCTTTACATTATTGTTTGTGTGTTTTTGTGTCTTTTCGGTGTCTTTTTCACGTTCGATTGGTGTCTTTTTTTCATCTTGCTTGTTATGGTAAAACCCATAATTAGCAATGGTTATAACTGTTTTTTTGGTGTCTTTTTTTACGCTTAACATTTCATCTTTCACAAGCAACTCTAAAAATTGACTAACCTTTGTATTGGACCAATCCCAACGCTCACCCAACTTGCGAATTGACGTTACAAATTGACCTATTTCTAATTCGATCAATTCATTTCCTAGCAAAAATTTATTATTAGAATGATTGGCCAACATTAGCATGTCTAACCATGCCTCATACTTGGAAAATTTACGTTTTTCGTCATATATCCAATGTTGTTGTATTTTCCTATGCAACATAATAAAACCTTCTGACATGTCGCCACCTACTTATTTTGCTCGTTGATCCAATTTTCTACGGCTTGTAATTCGTATCTAATGGATGCGCCAATGCGGATAAACGGCAAACCTTTTTTACGCCAATTATAAATTGCTTGACGTGTTACTTTTAAACTTTCGGCCAACTCTGCCGTTGTAATATAGTTTTTCATATTAACCCCCTTGCTTGGTATGTACCTAGTTTACATCTATTTACGTATTCTGTCCATAACTTTTTAGAATATTTTTTAAAAATTTGAATACAATAGATAATTTGGACAAATAAAAAACCCGGTTGCCCGGGCGTTAATAATGTAATTTATCAAATTCTTTTTTTGCAACTTTCCAATTTTCGCTTTGCGGCATACTCCGCATAATTAGGTTAAATAACAATCTTTTTTTGCGGTGCTTATTCTCAATTTTTAAAATGGTTTCTAATTTCACTTTAAACCCGCCTTTTATTTTATTTTAAACCTTGTTGCCTGGGCCGGATCATTTATATTTGATTTTTCCAATATGTTCTAAACTCATTTATAACTTTTGAATTTTAAACAATATACGTAAAATTTTTTATTCTGTAATTTCTGCGCAATTAGTATGAAAATAAATATAGTAGTCATTCCCGTTTAATAATTCGATCCTTTGAGAAAATGCTTTTTCTCCTACTTTTATTATTTTGTTACATTTATTGCATTTGCACGCTTTGCGTTTTGTTACAACTTTTGAATTTTCTTTTGATAATTTAGCAATTTTATTTTGATCGTTGCAGTTTGCGCAATTTATACCGTCTATTAATTCGGTTTTTAATTTCATTTCTTTACACGTACAACATTTAGAATGAGTTTTCCAATTGTGCATTTGCAACCCCTCCAATTTTTAAGGTGATAGAGGTTTTACTTTTCGTTTTGCGCTACTTTCCTCACCTCGTAAAATAAATTTACCCCGTGGGCCTTCACGCTCTCAACAACTCCGCATTGGAATAGTAACGATATAGTTTTTACATATCACCTTATAAACCTATGTTATCATACTACGTTTACTTTGTAAACATTATTCATAAAAAAATAACCGGGAATTTTTCACCCGGTTTTTTGATCGTTTTCAATGTAATCATAAATTGTCTTTTGCTCTCCGTATACGGTCTTTTTATAGCATTTAGGGCCGTATCCTATCTCTTGGCTCCGTTTGTCTTTTAATGGACGGCCGCAACGTTTGCATTGGTCATTGATCTTCATACTTGTATAAGCCCAAACCAATGCGTTTTATTTGCGGATATTGTCTCATTGCGTCTTTAACGAACCCGGATGCATTATTTCCGTTCCAATCATTACAACCGGAAATATTCATAAATAAAACAATGTCTTTTAATGCTTTATATCCATCGTGCGCCCCTCTTAAAAAACTAACTAATAATTGAGCCTCTTTTTTGCGCTGCTCGTATGTACGAGTGATACGCCCTTTAAATTCTCTTTTAATGCCTTTTTTAACCGTTTTATTAACAGTTTCATCCGGTAAAGGAATACCTTTCATTTCCGGCGGTGCTTTATATTCTTTTTTCTCCGGCTCCTGTTGTTGTGCTGCTCTTTCTGCTGCATCCATAGCTAATGCAAACGCATATTTGAAAGCTTGTTCAATTGTTTTTTTAGCAATGTTATGCTGAAATCTAATTTCTATGTCGTGAAATTCCTTATAATCTTCCCATGCTGACGCCGCTTGCTCATTATTTAATTTTAACATTTTTACCCCTCGTTTCATTTTATTGTTTTATAAAAATCATTGAATTTATGTAAGTAGTCCCACCTATCAATAAATTGGTTGTATTTGCTATTCTTTCCAATGGTTAAAGTTGACGCATGAACCAATTTTGAAGGTATTACATAAATTTTTCTATTACCCATAAATTCACCTATGCAAATAAATAAATCGCACGGCGCATTTTGTTTTGTTTTGAAAACAAAACACTCGTAACCTTTGAAATTATGAATTTTAGAAACTTTTATATCAATTTTTATAGAGTTATTGATTAATAAGTCAAACGGATGTCTAGCACTCATTTTTTCAACTGAAAAACCCATTTTTTCTAAATTTGATTTAGTGTTAAATTCTTCAATTTCTCCGGTTAATGTGTCCGATCCTTTTCGCCTTAAATTTAATTTTTCCGCCCAACCTTTATAAGTTAATGTTCTGCAAATTTTCAAATGTAAATCATTACGGCCTAACTCTTTCGTTAATTCCACGCTCGTTGGCATACGGTCAATTCCTAACAACTCTATACACCACAGTATTTCATCTTTTATTTTTTCGTCAGTCCATCGCATAATAACACCCCTTTTTAAAAGATATTGTTATTATACGATATTTGACACTATTAATCAATGACACTTTATTCTAAAAAGGTAAGTCATCATCCGTAATATCTATTGACTTACCAGGACCGCCAAACGGATCATTATTAAAATTAGGTTTTTGGGCCGGTGCCTCAAATGGCTTATTTTCGCCCGTATTGGCGTTTTGAGTATTACCCGGTGTATTTGTATTACCGGACCCGTTTGCGTTGCGTGGCTCTAAAAATTGCAAGCTATCCGCTACAACTTCCGTTACATATACTTTCTTTCCGTCTTGCCCGTCAAATGATCGCGTTTGTATGCGGCCCTCGACTCCTGCCATTGATCCTTTGCGTAAAAAATTTGCTGCATTTTCTGCCGGTTTTCTCCAAACTACGCAATTAATAAAATCTGCCTCACGCTCGCCGCTTTGGTTTGAATAAGTACGGTTAACCGCTAATGTGAATTGAGCAACGGCCACGCCCGAAGGCGTAAACCGTAAATCAACATCCTTTGTTAATCTGCCAACTAATACGACTCTATTTATCATTGTTTAACCCTCCTACCGGTTGCGCTGCTAAAATTTCGCCCGTTTCATAATCAACCTCTATTACGTTCTCGTCCTCTGCCATTGAGTTATGCATTTGAACGCCGTTAGACTCATCATTAGATAAAAATTCCACGGAAATTGGAAGGTATTTAATCAATTGGCGCAATACTGTTTTCTTGGCCATTGCGTCAAACTCATCCACCCACGGGCCATATTGTTTGGCTTTACTGTATTTATCGCGGTGGTGCTCGACGTCCTCACGGCTCATAACTACGAATGAATAGCCGCCGTCTTTCATTTTAGCAAGTGCATAATAAGCAATTACGGCCCCTTTATCTTTTAATGCCGGCTTATGCTCTAATTTATCCTCTAAACCATACTCAAAATTAAATACGTCTTTTTCGTGTACGGCTTGCGCGCTAATTGTTGATACTTGACCGGATCGTCTAACTAAATCAATTAGGCCCCTGTATCCAATTATAAATTGCGCCTCGTAAACGTCTACGCCTGCAGCTTTTGAGGCCTTATAGTTTTTATACGGTAAAATGTACGATTGGCCCAATAACCCCGGCTCTAAGCCTAATTTTGCGCTTTCTAGCACGGCGCCCATTAAAGATGGTAAATTACATTGCAGCAATAACGGATTGTCGCGGATAACATTTAAACTAATGCGGGCCATGCGGTCACTATTCATATGTTGCGGTAATACTGATTGGATCGCTTTCATATTTTTTGCTAGGTATTCGCCAACTAATGCCTGCGGTGTTTTTGGTTTTTCTGCAACTTGTCCCCCTGTTGCTTTTGCAGCTAATGCGCCTTTTAATGCGTCTCTTTTTTCAGTTGTCATTGTACATTTACCTCTCTTTTGTTTAATTTGATTTTTAATGATTTAACGCCGTTTTTATTGGCCTTAAAATTAATTTGGTGTGGCCCTGCAAATGCTTGTCCATTTTCTTGCATAGCAAACGCAATACGGTTTTTATGTTCACTCATTGCAGCTTTTAGTGCTTTTTCTTCCTCTTTTAGCTGCTCGTATCCTTCCACTACGTCTTTAAAGCCTATTGGCAATTCTATTACCGTCTCATCGTATGAATTAGGATACATAATTTTCATCATGTCATATTCGGCGTCGCCTCCTGCTGCAACCGGCGGAACCGCGGCCATTACGTGATTATGCCAAAAATCATACTCAATAGCTATTAAACTACTAATTGTGTCCTCGTCACGTTTTAAAAAATAATGTTTGTACTTATTCCCGCCAATGACTACAACAACAAATGCAAATTCTAAACCCGTAACCGCTAAATAATGCATTACTTGTAAGTAATAGGCGTTTGGTATGTCGTCGCCTGCCCAATCATCCTTTAAGTATTCCGACGCCGTTTTAATTTCTAATATGCCTTTTCCATTGATCGGGCAATTAATAATACCGTCAACATTAGCTAACATAAAATCGTATTTCGGATGCTGCAATAAGTAATTGCATTGGGTAACTTTTACATATTGTTCCGGCTCACGGCCTGCATTGATACGTTTAACAAATTCTTTCCTAATAACCGGCTCATATAAATTACCAAAATAAGCGGCGTCATTATCAACCGTCTTGCTATATAATCCACGTTTTTCCATGTACACAACTAACGGACTAGAATATTTACTAACGCCCGCAACCGCTGCCGCATCCGATCCGCCTAAACCGTTTTTACGATGGTTTAACCACTCATCTTTAACCATGTTTTTAGTATGAACTAATTTAACCGCCTGCATTGTCATTACCCCTTTTTATTTAGTTTTCAATGTTCAAAAATAACCTTAATGCTTTTTCTACAACGTCCTTACGTGTTTTGTCGTTCATGATGCAATATAATTCTAGTTGCTTTTTTAATTCCGGTGAAATAGCAACATTAAGTTGTTTTGGCTCCATTTAATCACCTCATTTCCTAGAACCTATATTCATATTAACCTATTAATCTATGTTTGTCTATACAAAATATGAAAATATTTACAAAATAAAAAACCCGGTAATTAAACCGGGTTAAATTGCAGGCGTATTCTTTCCGCCGTTTGGTATTGATCCTGTTAATGTTAATGAAATGTAATCGGTATTTATTACGCTTGCGGTTGTACCGTCTGACGGGTTATTAGTATATGCTAGGAAATGAACAAAACCATTAACATCAATAAAACCGCTCATATTAGTTTCACTTACGGTTAATTTAGAAATCGTTCCATTCGAGTGAGAAATAGCGCCTACCCAACTACCCCACCACTTACTAAATGTTGAACCATTACCGCCAACCGAACTACCAAACCCCCACCAATCAGCTTTTATAGTACTTATAATACTTTTCGCAATAACAATTTTTTCACTCAATAACGTTTTTCCTTGCCAAATAGAAATACCTAAATTTCTCTCAAGGTTGGAAATTATGTCGAATGAGAATAGTTGTTGTATTATACCCCCATTTGTTCCAACACTAACATTGTACGCGTTACCGTCTAATGAATTTATTTTCGCATATGACGTTGTTAATATTTCACTAGTAATACCCGCGGGCGCTTGTAATGAAGATGATCCTGTTTGTTTGATAATATTCGGGTTTTCAACCGTACTACCCGCAACCTTACCCACGAAATCAACCGCAAACGAAAATGCGGACGGCTGCAGGATGGCCGGCGTGTTTAATGGGATGTATGGCTCGTATGCGGTGGCCGTTGATCCTTTTTCTATTTGCGTTGTTATTGTAACGTCTGTTGCTTGTAAACGGAAATTGATATAAGCGCAATTTGCCGGCGTGGTAAATGTTAGTCCACTATTTGAATAGTTGAAATAAGAAATAAAATTCTTATTAATATCGTAATAGTATATATTTTTATTCAAATTAGGCGTTGATTCAGTCAAAATATACGTTGTGCTAGGCGTGACAGGAATATATTTATTCGCATTTCTTACATAAGTTGCATTTGCTAAAAGAGTGCCATCCCCTGTGTTATATGATCCGCTTTCTAATTTACCGTCAAATAAATTCTTTTTCGGTGTCCTAGCTGCTGCATTAGTTGTAGTTGCTGCCGTGTTTAACGGGATGTATGGCTCGAATTGGGTTGCTGCTGCGCCTTCCTCAACTTGAATATTTTCAAATGTAACGGTTTCAATAGCTAAACTAT